TTTCCTGCCATCGACTTGGACGGAATTTGGCGAGGCAACTGCATGACGGTGACCGTGTCAGAAGGTCCGTCAATTATCTCTGCCCTGTCATCAATGTCGTTTCCAATCACAAGCGCCTCAAACAACGGCTCTGCCACATTTTCTACAGGTCTAGTCGTTGCGGCCGGTACTCCGGGATCAATGGTTGGCTTTGTCGTATTCTGAAGTCCGCTACGCATTGCAGTTGCAAGAGCAAGCGGTCGGAATGATTCGTTTGCCGCAAGAATAAAATCAACAAGCGCGTCAAGAGCCTCGTCTGGCTTGCCCGTTTTGCCTGCAAGCGAGAGCATTGCCCTACCGATCTCAACATCAAAAGGCGTACCGGGGCGCATTTTGCCAATGTATTCTTTAGATCCTGTGTTGATCAAAAGGCGCAGTTCTGCGGCCATCATTGCCATGCGGTTTCCAGCCGCTTGCGCGCTTTCTGGATCTGCAACAAGAGATGCAAGAGCAAGGGATGAAAAGGTCTTTTTATCCGCTGCAATAATTGAAGCCGGAAATCCAAGTGTTTCAAGTGCATCGTTTGCACGACCAACCGCAGACGATACAAATTCAGCGCCTCCAAAACGCTTTGCAACAGACATCATCAATTCAGTTGCAGCGTTCATCGATGCAATGATCCACTCAAATGTGACGCCAGATGCATTGCGTGCCTTGGCCTCATCAACAATCGTCTTGAGGACAATGTGAAGTTCCCGTGGATCCGACAGGATTAGCGTCGAAATCTTTGAGGCAATACGGACCGCGCGCTCTTTATTCATGCTCTCACGCGAATATCCATCCCGCGTCAAGCCTGGGTCTAGTTGTCGCATAATCAAGTCGTACAACTCTGGAGATGCCTTGTGCAACTTGTCAAGAATGGCCGCGTGGTTTGCATTTGTAATATTGTCGTAATTACCCTTATCATCAGCTTGGATGCCTAGCAACAGGGCATGCCACATTTCGTGATAGATGGTGTCAAGAATTCCAGCGCGTTCGGCGTCTGTTCCCCTTCCTGCACCTGCTGACCTATTGACATTATTGGAATACTGAATTACTGGCATGTTCAGGTAAAACTCTCCTTCCTGAAGCGGGATATCGGCTGCAACATCGGACACAACATATGACTTTGTTCCATCCGAAGCGACAACCTCCTTCATGCGCATGTTCATTGACATACCGTTCATAAACGCGCCTGCCCACCTACTGTCAGGAGAACGAGTGCTCTCCAGCACAATGACGCCATTTTCATTGGCGTGCGTGATTGGGTTCTCGTCTGGATTAAAGCCAAATTGGTCTGCAAGTACCTTTGGATCGGCAAATCTTTGCTGATCTCCAGTCATACTTGCAAGCCGACCAATGTTGGCTTGTCCTTCATGTGCAAAATTTGGTGCTTCCGTATAAGGAGTAATTAAATAATGTCCTGGAGAAGCATTGTCCTTGGTTCCACGAGCAAGAAACAATTGTGCCGCCCTTGCGGCATTGCCAATTTGCTCCACAGTCAACTTTTTCTGATCGTTCTCGATGTATCCAAGATCGCCTGGCTTTGTGTCGGTTGATGAACGCAATGAATGCCTTGCACCAGATGCGCCAACCATCAACGATGTTGTCCATTTCACAATTGTGAAAAGCGTAGTTGCTGGTCGAGGAGGAGCAGTCCTTGACTTCGCGCTCCGCTTTTTCCACTTTGCAGAAGGAAGATCAGCGTTTGCAGTCGTCGGCATTCTTGGACCGGCAAACGCTGCTTCAGGATCTGCGTCCTTGTCAACAGTTGCAGCATTTGCGGCGACCACCGCACCATATGCCTGAGCCTGCATGATGTCTGTTACTGATATTGGAGCAAGAGCAATGCGAAATCCCTTTGCGTCTTCATAGATCTCAAAAAACCCAGTGTCAATTAAGGCTGCGCGTTCAGCTTCAGTCAACTGGTTGTAGATGGCGTGGTCGTGCTTTCCGTAGTTCCTATGATCTATGGCATACAAAGACACGAGGAATTTTCTATCCGCAAGTCCTGCAATAGTCGCAGCCTTGTCTGCAGCTTGAACAAGCAATTCACTTGGTGGAGTATGCGACAGGAGCCGCGCCCATGATTGGCCCAGAAGGCTGCTCATGCCATTTACTACACCAGCCTTAGAAAAACGGCCCGTAAGAAGCATTATCCCTGTTCCATTTGGCTCAATACCAAACAGCATGCTTGCAATGGACTTGATCCGGTTTCGACGCCTTGCCATCATCGCGACTGCGGTAGCGGCTGGCTTCTTTGGAGTTGGCGCAGGGGCCACGGGCTTGGGTGCAGTAGGAGCCTCTGGAGGAGTAGTGGGAGCAGCCGGTTCAGCGGAAGTTCCACCGGACATTCCATAGGTCGAATAGGTTCCGTCTCCGTTGTCCCTGATGTAGCCAAGACCAACCATCAGATCGAGGCCAATGGGGTCAAAGGTCGAGGCGTTCCATTCGTCGCGAGTAAACGCTTCGTTGTCTGCAAGCTTGTTGATGAGCGCCCTCAACGCGTCACCATAAGTAAGGAAAGTAAAATCGATCGAATCAGGATCCTGTCCGATCAGCTCGGCAATGAAAACAGGTGGCTGCTTGCCTGTGCGATTGCGCTCTTCCGTGATTTCCGCCCACAGGTCACGAGGAGTCGCCGCAGGCTCAGGGGCTGGCTCTGTCGTAGGCGCAGGCTCTGTGCCCGTAGGCGCAGGCTCAGGGGCAGGCTCTGGGGATGGGGCTGGTTCTGGAGTGGACGCAGGCGCAGGGGCCGCAGGGGCAGCCGTTGGGGCTGTAGGAGTTGCGGTAGGAGTAGGAGTTGCCGGAGCAGGCTTGGCCGTAGGAGCAATTCCCTCTCGCGACTTCAAGTCCGACCACTTGGTCTCCATCTTGACACGCGACTCAGGAGACATCGGCCTGCCATCTGTCAGGCCAGTCTCAAGACGAGCGAGTTGATCCTTCTCGGTGTTGGTGAGTGGCTTCCCAGTGGTAGCCGGAGTGACCTTTGGAAGCGGTGGCGCCTCGTACGGCTTTGTGGCCGCAAGACGAGCCGTCAGTTCGTCGATCTCTTTCTGAAGTCGAGTCTTGTCGGCTGCGGTTGCCGTTGGGGCAAAGAAGGCTCGCTTCTTCAACTCCAACTGCTGCTTCTCATACGGACTCAGAGGTTTGAGGTCCTCTGGCTTTGTAGGAGCTGCCGGTGCAGGAGTGGGAGCGGGCGTAGGGGCTGGCGCGGGCGCGGGAGCCGCAATGCCCTCGCGTTCCTTGAGGCGCTTGAACTCTTCCTCCCACTTGATGCGCTGCTCTGCCTTCATCGGCCTGCCATCTGTCAGGGCAGTTGCGATCTCCTTGAGACGGCGTTTCTCTCCCTCTGTAAGCGGTTTGCCGGTGGGGACTGGAGTGACCGTTGGCAGGGCTGGAGCAGTAAACTTCTTGGCGCTGCGCGAGCGGCGCTCAAGCATGTCGATCTCAGTCTTCAGGCGCTCCTTGTCCTTAGCGTCAACTACAATCGAACTGGCAAACGCAGCCTTCTTCAACCTTAACTGCTCGATTTCGTACGGAGACAGGGGATCAAGATCCTCGTCCTTAGTTCCGAAGACCTTGCGCGAGAACAGTTCCTGACGCTCCTTGAGCATCTTGAGGAGATCTGCGCCCTTTGGACGCTTCGTCTCATCGGCAAGCATGCCGTCGATCTCGTCAAGGCGCTTCTGCTCTTCTGGGGTAAGTGCCGCAGGCGCCGTCTTGGGAGCGGAGTATCCACCAGCCTTTGCCGATGCTCGCATCAACTTGGCAACCAGTTCGGACCGCTTTGCGTTGTCGCCGAGGACAGCCGCCATTGCAGCCGACAACTTAGGGTCGGAGAAGAGTCGCCCGATGTTGGCCGCAGTTGGAGCAAGACCTGCGGTGGCAAGGATCATCTGGACCGCAGTTGGGTTCAACCCAACAAGCTTGTCGATCTCTGCATCATCAAGCGCAGCAAGTTTCGCTGCATCAATGCCACCGTTCTCGATCTTGATCGGTGTCTTCGTCTTTCGATCGACAAGTTCAACGCCATCAAGGATTGATCGCGTTCCTGCCGCTGGTACGCCAGGTGTCAAGGATTTCTTGACCGCTGCCGGCGAAGGCTCCGCAGGAATGGAAACAGCATCGGATGGAACAGCAAGTCCACGACGCTTGAGTTCCGTAATTGCATCTTGCGGCCTGACGCGCAGGGTAGTTGCTCCCGCGCTGGTATCGACCTCAGTCGTGTCTCCAACCGATTTGCCGCGTGCTGCATCTTCAAGTTGCTGCTGAGAGAGATCTGTGGCATTGCCACGGGTAAATGCTCCGCTCTCCTTGATGCCCTGCTCGAAAGCCTTCCACGCGCGCTCGCGGCTAGTCATCTCCTGCCGGTACTGCGAAAGATCTGTTGCCGCAACAATGCGCCCTGCAACGCCACCGCCGCCCGCTCCTCCAAGGAGATTGCCCAAAAACTGAGTGATGACCTGATTCCAAGCCTCAGTTTTAATGTCCTCATTATCGCTTGTCAGGTCGCGGTAGACCTGTGCTCGTTTAAGAGGATCTCCGCCAGAAGCATCCCATGCGGCAATTTGCACAAGGGTTCCGAGCGCGTCTTCCGCAACTTCCTGGAAACCTTCAGCAAACGCTCCCGCAGCGACCTTCCTAATGATCACGGAATTGCTGCTCAATTTCTTGACCGACGCGGCGACTGCGGCTCGCGCTAGGGTCTGTGCAGCAGCTTGCTCTGCCTTTCCAAGCAGCGCGTGACCGGGAATCATCTGAAGCACGGTTGATGCAATGCCGTAGAGGCTTGCATCGACTGACGCAATTGCCCGCGCTCCTTCGTCGTCATATCCAAGTTGGAGTGCCTGACGATACGACGAGTTGTATGCGCCACCTGCCGCCTGTGCGCCTGCGCTTCCGAGGAACATTGGGAGTGCGCCAGTTCCTCCGGTCATAATTGCAAGACCAAGCGAAACGGCAAGTTGTCCTGCGCCATCGCCCATTGCATTCAAGACCTGCACGGTCTGATCAGTCGATCCTGTCATCGACTGCTTGCCAAGCTCAAGCACTCCAGAAAAGTTGTTAAAGAAGGTAGACGCCGCTTCTCCGGTTGTTCCTGTTTGAAAGCCGAAGATGTCCTCGGACCATGACTCAAGTCCGCTGCCGAGCAGGGATGCAAATCCACTAATCGACTGAAGTCCGCTCAGTACGCCCGTTGGCACAGAAAGTGCAACGCCACGCAGTTTCCCCGATCCTCCGGTGCGCTGGATATCGATGGACTTTTTTTCAAGTTCTCGATTGACCCATGCTCCCCATTCTCCTCGGTCAATTGCCTTCTGCTGATCAACTCGCTTGCGGACTGCACTCTTGAGATCAAGAAATTGCATCACGCCTTGCGTTTCTTGCGAGAGCGATTCGTTGCTGCGAACAACAAGACCTTCATCGCCAAGACTTTGACCAGTGCGCGGATCCGTAAATATGCGCTCAAACGCATTCGGATCCGTCCGCATTTTTTCGCGTTTATTCCGATCTGCAATGACCGACTGCATGTCTGGCTGAGACAGCGTGTCGAGGTTCTGCGAATAATAATCGACAAAGTCATCGATGTTGCGATCAGCCGAATAGCCGCGAGGACCGCTAGGAAGTTTCTGCTGACGCTTGATCCATGATTCAGCGTCAATTCCGCCAGCGGTTCCGCCAACTTTGTATTTAGCATCCTCCGGAGTCGGCTCGTAGATGCCCTGCGATTCCTTAAGGCGACGATCAGCAGCGTCAGAACTGCTTGACATCGCCGTTCCAACCGCCTCCAACTCCTTCTGCGCCATGTATGGATTGAACGATGGCGATGTTGGATCAGAAGCTCTACTGGCTGCGCGGTTTATTGCGCCGCCGACATCCATCTGAGGCGCAACCTCATTGAGCATCGGTTCCGCAGGCATGAGGAGCGGGCGTCCAGTGATTGGATCGAATGGCGGCTTGTTGATCGTGCTCATCGCTTACGGTCCTTCTGCTGGAATGATGCGCCCTTCGTCTTTACGAATTCGGCAAAGTCACGCTTGGTTTGATCGGCACTTCTGCCAGAACTTAGATCGTTTGGATTGCGATCAAAAAGGTCCTGTGCTTTCACAACCTGGTTTTCGAGACGCTTGTACTCATCACGGAGTCTTTGTTTAGCCTCCTCATTCTTATTTGGCCCTCCAAATAAAGTGCTTAGCCATGTGGCTTCTTCTGGTTTCCAATTCATGTCTGCTGGAGGAGCAGGCGTAGCGACATTGGCTCGTTGCTTGGAACGCATGGCTTGATCTGCATTCCCGCTTGTCGCCGCTGTGCCCATGTCTTGAAGTTGCATAGGCCGATCCTGTTGCGGCAATGCAGCAGGAGCAGACGGACGAGAAACAGGTTGGGCAGAAGCGGGTGGAGTAGTCGAAGCCGACGGGCGAGAAACAGGTCGAGCGGGAGCACTTGGATTGGTCGCGCCCCTTGGAGCGGTCTGTGGGGCGTTCTCTCCGATCATTGAGCGCAGACGCTTGCGAAGATCCTCCACAATCAATTTGCCCTTTACGCTGTTTCCAAATCCATTTTGCTTTGCAACGGATTCGACCATGCGATCGATCTGACGATACTTGTTGCCAAAATCCTTGCGAGCCTGTTCACTTCCGCTCTGCGCGCGGCCCTCCATCTCCTGGGCAACAGTAAAGATGTTCTGCGCCATGTCATTGATGCCTTGCGCGTACTGGGGAGTACGCCCTCCTCCGGCTTGCAACTCAGAGTCGGAAACATCGGCAAATCCGAGTTTGTATACCTTGTCTCCAATTTCGCTAGCCATGTTGCTGGTCGGAAGATTGGCTCCAGCCCGATCAGAAGGCTTGTTGGCCTTATCAGGATTCTTTGCCCATCCGGTGCTGTCGAATCCGCGCCTCTTATCAATCTTGTAGCCAAGCGAGTGCGCGATGTACATCGTCATCATTGCGCGACCTGCGGGTTCCAATTCGCCGTAGAAATTACCGACGATTGCCTCAAGTTGAGCCTGCGCGTTGCTGTTCTCAGGGTCCCATGCTTCGTCGGTTGTTTGGAACTTCTGAAGCAGATCCTCCAACTTCGCCCACTCTTCGGGAGGACGAGCGCGGATGTTTGATGTTTCCTTGGAGAACAACTTTCTTTGTGCGTCGTTGAGTGCAAAGTTTCCGAGGTTGACCGTCTGCTGCGAGAACGGAAGAACACGAAGTTCGTCTCCATTATCTCGCGTAACGATGTTTGCAAACTCCGTGTCTACCTCAAGGTCAGCAAGTTGGCGCATCTGCCTTGGTGCGGGGATCTGCTCGCCGTTTGGTCCATCAATCAGCGGGATGGCAATGTTGCTTCCACGGCGTACCGCCTGCCTACTTCCGGTCCTTGAACCTTGTTCTATGCGATACCACTCTGGATTAAGCGCGGGTTTCTTCGCTTCGGGGACATCAATGTTCAGAGACTTAGCGACCCGCTTGGCTCGTTCTCCCTTTGCGTTCTGCTCTTTGGCAAAATCCTGAATGCGAGCCTGATCAAGCTCATCGTTCAAATCGATGCCCTGCTCTTGCAATACAGCAAGGGCCGCTTCTGGATCGTTCTGCATCATCTCTGTTAATTGTTCGCGTTGATTGGGATCTGTAATCTGTGCCACAGCATCTGCAATCACTTGGCGCTCACTTGGAGTCGATGCTGGATCCTGTTCCTTAGACCACTTTTCGTAGGCAGCAAGAGCATCTTCTGCGTTCATGGGAGCGCCGCCTCCAGCCGCTCGCTGCGTGCCTGTGCCCGCCGATGCAGAACGACCTTGACCTCCGCCTGCCGCCGGCGTCATTTGGAGCTTGCCTTCCATATCCACATAGCGGGTTCCGGGAGGAAGTTGTTCGATTGCCGATTGCGAACCCGGAACAGGGACAAGTTGTCCGTTTGATGCTCGCACGGAAGGCATGATTTCGTTTGTTCTAGGATTGCGGAAACCGCCGTCCTGAGTGGACTGGAGGCCAGTTCCCTGTTGAACCTCTGCAAACTGTTCTGGAGGCGGAGTGTCGAGGCCATATTCGACGCTATCAAGAGGCTTTGCCTCCGAATATGCCTGCTTAAGCCTGTCTGCTTCTGCGCGAATTTTTTCAATTGCCTGAGCACGCTGTTCTGGACTGAAGCGCTTGTCATTAGCGACACTCTTCATCGACCTATTAAGTTCGACAATCGCATCTTTGTACTCTTGCTGCGTACCACCCGGAGGTAGGTTTGATGCGCGATCAGCCGGTCCGAAGTCTCCAGCTCCAAGATCAGGTGCAGGAATTTCTGGCGGCAAGTTTGTTGGAGAAGTAGGGTACAGCGGGTTGTACGGCGCGCTCTGCTGTTCGGGCTGCTGTGCGCCTGGCTGCGGCGGCTGTGGCTGTCCGGGCGCTCTTGGCGCCTGTGGCGCTTGTGGCTGTCCGGGCGCCTGTGGCGCTTGTGGCGGCTGTTGTCCAGCGGGGGACTTGATGGGCGCGCCAGGTGGGGGCGGTGGCGGAGGAGCTGGGATGTCGGTCCCTAAGTGGTAGCCACCGCTTGTTCCTCCAAAACCAAGGTGTCGGGCGGCGCTGTCAAGCTTGAGGGCGCGCGCTTCATCTCGCCCTGCGCGCCCAGGAATACCCCCAGGTGGCGCCCAATCCTGCGGCAATACTGGATTGTTCGGGTTGACCGGCGGCTTCCAGTCCTTTGGAAGTGGAAGATTGTTCGGGTTTACCGGCTTTACCGGCGGCTTCCAATCTTGCGGCAACGGCGGATTGTTTGGGTTTACCGGCTTACTCGGCGGCATGTTTGCCAGAGAAGCAGGCATTGACGGGTCGTATTGCTTCGGCAATGGCGGATTGTTGGGGTTTGCCGGTGGCCTTGGAGGCATGTTTCCTAAAGAAGCAGGCATTGACGGGTCGTATTGCGGTTCCTGCGCCTTGATTGCATCAAGCCGTGCACGCCGACCCGAATAAGCCTGTTGAATCTGTTGCTGCTTACGCAAGGTTGGGTCAATAGGTGGGTTCGGCATCAGAGTCTCCTGGAATCTGCCATATGGCAGGTGTCAATGATACTAGCCAATAATGTGCTTGAGAACCCACGATTTAGCCGTGTCAGTCAGTTTCGGGCAACGCTTTATTGAGCGCAGCGCGGCGTTCCGCACAGCCTCCGCAGTTGCGGACGACCTTGTGCACGCCGATCGCGCCCAACACCGTGTGCACTCTGTCGCCAAGGCCGCGCGGCGGTCCTTCGTAGTGCGGGCAGATGGAGCAGACGCTTTGGTGGACTCGAACGCCATTGGTTGGCGCTGCTGGATTCGTGCAATGGATGTTCAGGTGGACGCAAGTCACGAAACGCTCACCGTAAAGAGGTGCTCACAGATGTCGTACCATTTGATGACGCGCTCGCATTGAACGATGCTGGGGTTAAATGGGTCAGGGTAGTAATCTTCGCATTGCCAAGTGAAGACATCTGCGCCGCTAGCAGTTTTAATATCAGCAGAATTGATGTATTCACAGTTGCACGCAAGAACGCAACTGTTGTAGGGAAAATTTGACGGTGCGCACTCTCCCGGACCCGAACTAGCGCCAAACACAAGCGACATAGGGATGTCCCATGTGTCAATGGCTGGACATCCACACTTTCCTCCTACCTGAAAACCGTTAAAACCGATGTAGGCGGGATCTGGGCCAGTGTCACCAGCTCCACTAAAGCAGCACGCAGATGACTCCGTTCGCGTGTACAGGCCAAGAAGATTTATGTCAGCAGGGAACACTGGCGTGTAACTCACCATTGGACGAACGCATCCAGCGCAACCCGTGTGGCACTCGTAACGCATTGCGTTCGGACCTCCAGTAACGGTTTGCGATCCGTAATAGTTCTCAATCATTGCAACGCACATTTCGCCGTCGTACCTGCATGACGGCCCCGGATACAGACAGCCAGAACAAATAACTGAACCTGTTTCTGTCTCTCCGTCTAATGTTGATCCAAAACCTATGTGATTAAAAACAGGTGTTTTTAGCACAACATTCCATGTGACCGTTGCCTGCGGGCATCCATCTAATAGTCCTACCGTGCAGTTGGCTCCTTGTCGAGTAAACAAACCAACCGACTGAACAGTCCAACTACCATTTACAGTTTCTATCGATTCGCCAGTGTCGTAATAGCGGGTGATTTTATAAGTGTTTGTGACCGTGATGTTCGTGATCGGGGCCGCATTTTCAGGGCACGCCCACCAATCGCAGCACGATGTCGGCACAGAATCACAACAGCACGAGTTGGCGTAGGCTCCAAGCATTATGGGCAGATCTGAATTGGATTCGGATTGTCAAACCATGCGCGACCCGCTGGGTCGATGATCATCTGGACAACGGCATTTAGCGGATACGCAAGCCGAGTTGGTACTGCACTAAGGATGTTGCCACCATCATTTGCAATAGTTGTTTCGTAAGAGTTGTACGCAGTACCACTTCGCGTTGAGTTGCGACCGTTCGACACGGTGTTCCATGTTCCGCCAGTTGCAGATCGCTCAACCTCTTCCCAGGTGTACAGCCACCAGTTCTTTCCTCCAACCGGTGTTTGCGCCGAAGCATTTAGGATTTTTGCGCCAAACACCTGTGGAACAAGCCGGTCTTCTGCACGATCTGGACTACTAGCCGTGCGTGAAGCACTATTTACAATCCGATCAATTTCAGACAGTTGGCTTTCCAACTCACGCCACGCATCAGCCTGCCTTCTTGCAACTGAATTAGGAAGGAGTTGTGAGATTTTGCGCGGCATCAGAATGTTGTTGATTCAGACACAAGTTGATTGCTGACGGTCTTCCACTTGCCGTTTCCGCTGTCAAGAGCCGGATCCCAAACCGCCTGTTGGCGGTAGTGGCCGAACGGGTCGTATGTGAGCACGACAGAGTTGAACCACGGATATTGTCCGATGTCGTTCTTTGCGTTTTGAAATCCCTCGTACTTGAGGGTGTTTATCGCAAAGACTCCACCAAGCTCGCCAATGGCAAAGGCATTCGAGTTCAACTTTCCTGTCTTCGCAAGTTCGGCATCATTGACTGACAGGACCGGAGTCGTGTACTCCAGTTCAATCTTCATTGTCGGTCGCTGGATCTTGTACGGTCGCGGATACAACTCCGGAGTTTGCAAGTTTCCTGGACGAAGTTGGATTGAGAACCAATCGGTGACCGCAGGGTCGGCATTGTGCCTGTACCCATTGGTGAAGCTTGCTGAGTTGATCAGGTACGCATCGACATACTCAACCGTGCTCTGGATGCGAACTCGGCGCTGCGTCTGGTTCCTGCGTTGCGCGCGCTGATTGCGACCATACATCAGACTCACGATGTACTTGCCGTTTCCCCATCGCGTCGATTCTGCGGAAATGAGCGGCACATTGAGAATGCCGCTGTACAAGGTTTCGCCCACCGCAATAACTGCGGCATCGATTGCATCCTTCTGCGCTGTGTAGCCAGTAGCAAGGCATCTGATTGTTGCACGATCTGCGGTCTCGGACTCGTATCCAATGGATATCGAAGTCCCAGGAATGTGCGTCTTTATGTTTGCCATGTGTCAGCTCATGTCGCGGAAGTTCTGGTTGAGCGTGCGCAACTCAGTAAGGATCTGCTCAAGCAACTGCGTGGTTGCGTCGAGTCCAAGTTCTCCAAACGAGAAGTCCTGGCCGGTAGATGAGGTAGAGGAAGAACCTACCGCCGCCGAATCAGTCTGAGGTTCGCCGTTTGTGAACTGCGATGCCTGTTGAAGTAGGCTTGGGCTACTTGCGTACGCCTGCATGTCTTGTTCTGTTGGATCGATCATGTAAGTGCGGTAAACCTTTCCGTGTCATTTCGCGCGGTGTCCGTAATTCGACCAACAATGGTCATCTGAACGGTCGCCGCAGTCCTGACCCATCTCACTTTCGTTGACTCAACAATCATTGAGCCTGAAAGATAGATGCCACTTGATAACTGCACGGACCATCTCATGCGGCAGTATGTGTCGTCGGTCGAGAACATGTTCCCAAGTCCAATGTACGAGGATGCACCACCCTGATTGACTGGACCCTTTGTGGAAATGAGAAGACCTTGAAAGGCAACCTGACCACCGAGCAGCCCAGATCCTTCAGCGGTGTGGTATGCGTCAGCCGTAGAATCAGTTCCGCCAGTCGTGTCCTCGACATCCTGCGTGTATGTGATGTCGCAAGCCTGCAACTTCAGTTGCATAGTGACCGTGACGGTGCTCGACTTGATGATCTGTAGAACAGCCGTTCCAGCCGTTCCTGGCTTTGCAAGTGATACGGTTGCCATAAATCACCTTATGCGCTGGTTGTAAAGGTAGCCCAGCTTGCGGCAGCGTTTGTTCCGTAATTGATGTACAGACGGGTGGTGGTGCTGCTGCCAGCGACATTGATCGCGAGGCAACCCTTGGCGTATCCAGAAACGCTTGCGGTTGGAACGCCATTGAACCATGCAAAGCATTTGCCCTGCGAGGTTCCAATTCCGGTCGGGCCAACTGCTTCGCTGAGTTCGCTGATCTGATTGTGTGCAGACATGATTGCTCCTAGTAGAGAGTGTTGTTGTAGGTGATATCTGTTGAGAAAGGCGAACGACCCTGACTGTAGAGTGTATCGCTCCTGTCGAGATTTCTTCCGAAATATGCAGAGCCGGCGGTCTTTCGATCGAGTGCGACACTTGCCGCGATTCGCTTGGCAAAGTATTCGCGGTGCTCTCCGTTTGGAGAATCTGCGTACTGCTCCGCAACGGCAAGACAGGACGCAAGCATCGTCTCGTGGTGGTAGGCCATTCCGGGAGGATGGATGTCGGTTGTTGCGTTTCCGGTTGCGATCCAGTCTGCGACTCCTGGAAACACAAACAGATAGCGGAAAGACAGGCGAAGGGTCCGATCCGGCCTTGGGAAGAACACGAGTTCATACCTCGTGTACATGCCGGTGGACCCAAGAGTTCCAAGGCGGTCGATGCCTGGGTCTCTCCAAGGACGCACGCAGAAGTATGCGGGTGTTCCCGTCTGGATCAGGGTGTTCAGGAACATCTCCCGAATCTGATCGTCTCCAACCTGACGGACGGGCATGTACCCACTCGCAGCTTCAAGAGTGATGTCGCCCTCGATGCCACCGAACGATGTTGGAAGCGCATAGATCGCATCGGTGATCGTGAATGCGATTCCGTTTCCAGTACCAACCGTGAAATCGTCAGCAGTTACCGCGTCTTCAAGATTGACTTGTGAGTTCGACACCCTTGCGTGGATGTGGATGATGCAATTTTGATCCGTGGTTGGATGCGTGTATTCGAGCACGCCATTGGTGCACCATGTTGGAATGGTTGCTCCAAAGAAAGTGGCATACGCAATTGGAGTATCGTCAACAAGCGTGCAACCATTCCCAGGATCGCCATCCTCCGAATATGGAGCGTGCACCACGATGTTCATCGTTGGTCGCATGAACGACCAGATGTGTGCAGTTCCGTCTTGAAGAAGCGGAGGCGCGTAGAACTGGCGCATGCCTCGGTCAATCACCGCATCGACATCCGCTTGCTGTGAAGCGGTCATAGACGAATATGTCCGACCGAATCCAAAGTATCGCCCGATCTCGCTTCTCCACGAGTCGAGTGACATTGCAAGTGATGTGTGCGGTGATGACGCGGGCATTATCCGAGTCTCACATAGCAGTTGAACACAGTTGCCGCCGCTCCTGTTGATGCGCAGATCGCCAGGTAATCAGCGCCACCAAGATGCGGGAATGAGTAAATCTGCGGCACGGTTGCAGATCCGGCAAGCGGCGTAGTGGTGCATCCAATTACACCGTCAAGAGCCGCGCTGAAGGCGGGTACTGCGGTTCCAAGACCAGAGAAGGTCGTGTACGCGGTTCCCGCTGGAGAAGGCATTGCGAGCATTGATGCGGATGTTGCCATTGTTCCAGTCCCGTACATGTATTGCACAAGCCATCGGGTTGCTTCTCCTCCAGACGCGTAGTCACCATAGATGGCGTAAAGATCGAAAGTATGCGTTGCGGCTGAAGCACTAACTGGCATCAGGTACGCCTCTTCATATCCGAGGCATGGAATCAGAGAAGCAATCTGTACGGATGTGTTACCTGACAGCACGATCTTCGGAAGATTCTTGTACCAACCAGACTGGGCTGCTGCAACATATGAAGCCTGCGGATTGGGTATGCCAGAGGTAATAGACGAATCAGCAAGACAGATTGTCTGACTAGCTGTCTGACTGAAACCGTCTGGGAACGCAAGAAATGTTTTTGAGTAAGCGGCCATGTCACTTTCCGTTTCTTGATCGGTTCCTCGACTTCGACTGCACGCGCAAGTTCGAGGGCTTGTTGTTCATAGGATTCGAGTCGCGGTGATCCACATCGCGTCCGTCACCCTTGTGGACTTTGCCGAGTGTTTCCATGCTACGGCGAGCCTTGTTGCGGTTGGATCGCGCCGCAACCTGTTCTGGCTTGCCGTGAAAATCACGGTATTCCTTGGCGTAGTCCCTCGCCATAGTCAGCGAGTGGCCTTTCCACCACCACCGACGCTCGGTCCGCTAACGCCTGGACGCTTTGCCGCTGCAACTTTCTTTCCAACGATCTTCTTCGCTGCGGTTGCCATTTTCTTCTTCATGTTTCTGTTCCTTATGTTTCTGCAATCCAGTACTGAAGTACGGGAGTGCCTGCGAGTGAGCGGAATGTGGGAACCGTTCCCGATCCGCTTGAGTTGATTCGGAGAATTGCCATTTCGCGCGGCTTGAGTTCCATGAACGGAACGAACGATGTCGTTAGACCGGTTCCGATCTGAATGTTCTCGCCTACGGTGGTCGATGTGTTTCTGAAGTAGGCGTATCCAACCGTTGTACCGGTCAGCGTGTTCAGGTCAATGGCAACGCCATTTGTAATCGCAGCGGCCTGTGCGCCGCCGGCTGATTTCGTTCCGGTCATGTCGAACAGGGCAGTACCTGGGATCTGCGAGTACGAAAGCAGACCCTTGTTGACTTGCATGACGGTTGTGATCTGGATCTCGTTTGCCATGTCAGCACTTCCACGCCCGAAGGCTCTTGTTGATGCGGCTGTTCGGGTCGTTCGCGGTCTTTGCGCTCGTCAACTTCTTCTTCATGCCGCTCATACGAGCACAGAAGCTGTCGCGGCGGGAACCACCTTCGGGCTGTGGCGCCTTGAGGTTTCCGCCGGTGGCGTTGTTGTAGGCTTGACGGCCAGCGGCGTTCAAGCCGCCCTTCGGGTTCTGACCTTCCTTGCGCTGCCATGCTGGAGTCTTCACTTCGCATCCTCCGAAACATATGAGGGTGGCACTAAGTACCACCCTTCAGGAACTGCGATCTGGTTGCTTGACTTGATCCACTTGCCCTCGATCAGCATGTAGACCTGCATCCTTGAGCTTGGACCCACTCGCATCGGGGACATCTCTGGGACGAACACGGCTCTGTCGCAACCACTCATCGATCCGATTGCCAGCACGGCGAAGACGACCCACATCGTCATCTGCATTAATTCCAGTCCGCGAGCGCAGAAGCAAATGCTGAAGCACCGATGAAAGGATCGAAGAGATGATTGAGAAGACAGCATTCACTTCACCCCAGCCTGCTCACTCGTGACATTGTTGTCACGCGCAGCGATCAAGCCAATGCCTGCAATGATTGCAGCAACCACGGCGCCCCATTCGGGCACGGTCGATGGATCGTTGTCGAACATTGCCTTCATTGCTGTGCCAACGGCAACGAGGATCGCGCCAATACCGGCGGTAGTAGTCTTCCAACTGTTCATTTGTGGCTCCGTTCGAGGTTGTTGAGTCGGCGCTGAATGTCTTCAAGAGCGCGTTCCTGCATCGCATCGCTAATAGCGGTGCTTGCTTGCGCCTTTGCAAGATCGTTGACTGCGCCAACCAATTTGTCAAGGTCAGTAGACACTTGAGTCAACTGTTGATCGCGCTTTCCAACGAAAGTAAACAAGCCAAGAACACCAAGCATCAGGGCCACTAACTGGAGCACCTGAATGATATTGGACATGTTGCTGCGACTAGGTTCCGACATGGCGCGCGGATTGTATCCACATCGTCCAAACTTCAACCCCTGATCTTCCCCATAAGGACGCACCGACCCCTTGCGGGGGTCACCTGCCATGTGGCAGGTCTGGTGTTTGGTTTGGGCATCCAGGGTTTACCCTGCCCATCGATCCCACGGACAACCACGGCTCAGATGGAGGGCTTCGGCAGGGTGTCGTACGCGCACCGAAGCGGGATCGAAACGACGATTGCTCATCGTTGCATCCGTGACAAACCCACGAACGCGGCAGGGTGCTTGCGTGGCCTCAACCTTCGTCAGGCAAGCATGACTAACTTAGTTGTTCAAAAAAACACCCACTACCAAGATCGGATCGGTAATGGGCGCTCTGGGGGAAAAGATGTCGTGGACTTTCGTCCTAAACCCTCACCTGTCGGGTGCGACAGGTGAGAGTGGGGATTGGAACCCGACCAACCCGAACACACCCTATCGTCGGGAATCTACAAGGTCAATGACCTCGACAACGATTCTCGTTGATTTGTCCTTCGATTTCTCTTGTTGCACCTTCAAGTGGCAGTACTCGGGGTTGTCCTCAAGGATCACGGACAGTCCGTGTCGGCTCCTTCCGCGAGGTGACTTCAGCGCATCGAGGATTGGCTTGGCTGCGGCGTACAGGTTGTCGGTGTCATAAGCCCGCTTCCTGTGACCGTAGAACCGAGTGATCGTCACAGACACCGGGCATTCGTACTTTGGAAGTGGTGATCCAAGGACAAAGATGTATTGCTCGATCCGCTCACGCCAAGACTTTTGCTTCCTGAAGTGCCAGCGCATGTACGCGTTCAAAGACGGCATGTCTAGCGGCAAAGTAACGGACCATCCGAGACGAGTGACTTCGAGACCATCTCCGACACCTGCTCCCTCGTCACTCCTGACCTCTTCCACTCCCTTGCGTCCTTTGCGGGCGGAACGATGATTCCCACTTTCTGACATGACTTACTCCGTAGGTGCTGTGCGAGCTTGCGCGCGCTGTCGATCCCGACATTGTCGGAGTCGCTGATGATGCAGACGGGCCGATTAGAGACGACCTCTTCGACAAGCGCGTGGCTTCCCATCGCGCTGGGCCTTCCAATCGCATTGAATCCGAGGCTCAACATCGCAGCCGTGTCTGTCGGACCCTCGCAAATCAGAACGCCCTTCTTGATGCAGGGCCATTCTAGTGGCATGAATAGTCCCTGCCGAGATCCCTTGATTGCCCACTTCTTTCCTGCTTCGGATCGAAGTCGTATTCCGATCAGCCTTTGGCCGAAGCGAAACATCGGGAACGCAAAGGCATCTGATGTCGCCGACCAGCCGATGCGCAGGAGGCGCAACGAGAACGATGCGACCCCAAGTCCGTCGGCTAACTTCACAACACGGTCATCCGTGCAAGCGACCATCATTTTTGACGAGATGCTTGACAGCACAAGATTGTGTTCGGGTAGTTCTTGACCCCCCTCGTCGCGCCGGTCCGGAATTGGCACAGTCTTGTCGATGATGTGCAGGTATCCACTACCGTCAAGGTACTTCTGCGCCCCAGCCTCGATCCGAGGGCAGATAGCCACCGAACCGTTTGAAGACAGCATGCACCAATCGCTCTTTCCACACACAGGACAAGGTTTTTCACGGGTTGTCCTTTTCCACATCGGGTTCATGTGAGGGCCTCATGTTCTCTAGTCGAACAAGCATCGCGGGCGTGTACTTTCCTACATACGCGCACTCGATGTTGTATTGGTAGTACTCGACGGCATCGTCGTAAGACATCTCGTCTTTCACCATCAGGTTGTCGATGATCTTGAGCGGGTCGTAGAGGATGAGGCAGAACTTCCCATGCTGCTTCACCATGCCGACGATTGCGTTGTCATGCCCCTGGATGAAGCACGCTTTCGGGTTGTTCTCTGCGATCTCTTGGATGAGTTCTTTCTGCATGGCCTACTCCTTGACGACACAGTACACCATGAGCACGGCGCGCAATCCATTCAGCAACATTTACCGTGACCGCGTTGCCCAATTGCTTGTACCTGCGGCTGTCAGAAGTCGGCTTCTGATGAGTTCCAACCGATGTCCATCCGACAGGAAAGCCCTGTAGGAGCTCGCACTCTTCGGGAGTCAGGCGACGAACAATCATGTCGGGTTCCGCGATGACATGGGTAGTCCGCGTGTCTCCAAGATCAAATCCGTTCAGCGTGTTTGCGATCGAGTCCTCCATCCATGTCTCGTTGTCGGTGTTGGTCTGCGCACGCTTCACCTTGCGAAATGCGACCGCATGCGGTCCACGGGCTACAAGAGCAGGCATGGTGTCCTCTTCTTTGATGTGAGGCTCGTACGCCGCGTTCTCACCTTGGTTGTATGCAGCCCTGTCGATCACCACCGCAGCGAAGTTTCCCTTGTCGGGCATGTACTGCTCGTTGGACTTCGTAGTCAAGCTTGCGGCGGTGTCTCCACCATCCCGCCACCTGCCGCATCCTCTAGAGCCTTCTTGAGCGTCGGCGGCAATTCCTTGCCTCGGCGCGATGCTCGTCGGAGGATCCCCGAGCATGCTCTCGCTGAGAGCGAGTATTTGCTCGGCGCATCCCTCTGTAGCACTTGCCACAAGAAAGCAACGCTTCCGTCGCTGGGCCACTCCGAAGTAGCGGCTGTCAAGAACTCGCCACGCGACCTCCTCACAATCCCAGCCTTCGCCCACTTCACGGATAACGGCGGCGAAGTCGAGTCCGTTATTGCTTGTGAGCATTCCAGGGACATTTTCGAGTACGAGCAGCCTTGGATGGACTGACCGAACAATCCGCATTGCGTCAAAGAACAGTCCACTTCGCTCTCCTTTAAGACCGGCACGGCGACCCGCGACGGAAAGATCTTGACATGGGAATCCGCCATAGACGACATCGACAGGACACAGAGACAATGGATCGACGGCGGTGATGTCACCGTAGATCTGAGCATTCGGGAACCGAGCGCGCAGAACCTTCTGAGCATGCTCGTCCTTCTCGACACACCAAGCAACATCGAACCCAGCGCGCTCGAACCCAAGGTCGAATCCTCCGATGCCCGCAAACAGGCTTCCAGCTTTCATTCAGACCTCCAATTGTTCTTCGCTAGCCGGTCAATGACCGCCTTCGCCTGATCAAACGAGCAGTCTGACGATTGCCCAAACCGATTGAGCAACTTGGCCTGCCTGAACGAGCAGCGGTTCTGCTTGAACCTGCGCACGGTTTCCTTGAACAGTTCTCGCTGTTGCCAAGCGTCGAGACGATCGAATGGAACGCCCTGCTTGCGCAGAACCTCCTTCTGTCCCTCGGTGAGCGGCAGAACGCGGAAAGTATCTCGACCACGGGTGGAGAGTCCATACACAGAGAACGCATCGATCTCTCCGACGGATACCTTCGCCTTTCCGACGACCACCCTGCGTCTCTCCTTATCCCTTCGCTCCTTCTCTTCTTCTTCGATATCTAGTTCAGCCTGCTCAAGGAGGGCGATGACATCGATGGGCTGATCGGAATCAGCCGACTCCTCCTGATGTTGCTTGGCTCGCTTGATTACATCCTCAGACATCTTGCCACCGAGGATGTCGGGAAGCGATGCAAGTGAGTGCTTTCCCGCATTGGCACAGAAGTCGAGGATGATGCAGTCTTTCTTTCTGCTCGACGCAATTGCCGACCTTCGCTCGTCTGCCTCCGCAAGCCCATCAACGGTATTGGGCAGGGGACGAGTGCCTCGACCGACCATCTGCGCGTACAAGCTGCGCGACTTTGTCGGCCTCGCTACCACGACCATCCCAATGTCAGGACAGTCGAATCCCTCGGTTGCGACCATGCAATTCACGAGGATCTGAAACCGACTCTCGGCATAGTCGCGCAACACCTGACGGCGTTCCTCTGGAGGCGTATCCCCGCTGATGAACCGTGCGCAGTTCGGTCGATGCCGCTCAAAGATCTCGGAGAGCAACTCACTCTGCGCCACAGACACGCAGAACACGAGAACCTTGCGGTCTCCCATCCTGCGGACAGTCTCGTCGGCGACACCATGAAGGTTGCCTTCTCGCTCCATGATCTCTGACAGTTCGCCCTGATTAAAGTCGCCCGCGACATCCTTCACTCCGCTGAAGTCGAGACCGAGGATGCGGGCGGGCATGGAGCGCACAGGCACAAGCCATCCCTCCCTCGTCGCGTCCAACAGGCTGTACTCGTACGCAACCGAATCAAACACCTCCTTCAGCGCGATCTCGTCCGACCTGTCGGGTGTTGCCGTGACACCAAGCAACTTGCATCCAGAGTTCTTCTGAAAGTGCGAGATCACATTGCGGTACGAGGAGGCCACGGCGTGATGCGCCTCGTCGATGATCAGTAGGGAGAAGTCGTCGGGGTCAAACCGATCAACACGACGGCCATCACCCATGCGCGCGTTGAGCGTCTGAACGCTAGCCACAACGCATTTCGATGGGAACATTGTGCCCTCATTGCTGTACTGCTCGGCCTTCTCAATGTTCGGACGCTCACCCGTCACAGCATGAATCTTCGACGCACCCTGCTGGATCAACTCGTCTCGGTGAGCGATCACCATGACGCGCTTCTTCGCCAATTTCGCAGCCGAAGCAAACACCACAGTCTTTCCGCAGCCCGTTGGGAGGCACAACAGCGTGCTGTCGCATTCCCGAAGGGCTTGGCAGATCCCGTTGAGTGCATCTTGTTGGTATGGACGCAATTTCATTTGTTCTTCTCCGACTTCGGACGCTCAATGACATGCTTTGGCAACCAGTTGTTGCCTCCGCACAGGCAGCTCGCGTCATGGTTGCCCCACTCGTCACACGCCGCGTGCGGTCGTGCGTGCTTGAGCGTGTCAGCCGCGCTCTTCATGTCGGCAATGAGATGAGCCAGGTTGATCCATCGACCGACATTCTTGGGATCAAGTGCCTTGATGCGCTTCAGGACGGCGCGCAGATCCGAGATGCAGTCGTCAATCTCATCCTGCGCCTCAGTCATGCCGTCTGTCAAAGCGGAGCCTTCGGCCTGTTCAGCCTTGATAACCGCGCTGATCTGTGTTGCCGACGGCTCGGATCCAGCCTTGTCTCGGGCCTTGCCAAGAACATCCTCCCGCTTGTCAGGGGAAACGGTTGCAAGCGCGCGCGCCTGAGACTCGTTGGTGATGGTCGTGCCGCCGATGATCATCTGCGCGGCCTTCTTCATGCGACTCGCGTACGAGTCGTCCCAATTGAACTCGTGTCGGCAGAAGTTCGTCCATGTCTCATGGGTGTTCTCCCACTCGCAATCCGCGTAAAGCACGGCGATCGCTCGCACCTGCAAGTGTTCCGTCTTGCGCACGATCTCACAGAGGACAGGAAGTCGCTCTGCCGTCGTCATCTCATTGCCGACCACCTCGGCGGCGATCTTGGTCAGGTTCGTAGGCATCAGAACTCATCTCCTTCTTTGATCATTCCAGGCTCAACATCAGCCAATTCCTTTGACGCGTTCATCATTTCGAGAGCCTCTCCAATGCGCATCTCGGACGAATACTTCTCACAGAACTGAATGCAGCACAGGAAATCGGATGGGTCCGCCTTGCCGTCGGTCGAAACATCGTGAGCGGACATGACCTGCTTGCAACTCTCCATCAGGGCGGCCTTCTCGAAGCCTGTCCACTCCTTCATCATGCGGACGAACGCTTCCTTGGGCGACTCTTTCTTCGGATCCCAATCCTTGTTGACCTTGGTCTTCTTCTGCTCAGGAACGGGACGCTGCGGCGGAGGCTTGACCTGACTCGTGGCAGGTGCAGCGGCCTCTGCCTCGATGTTGATCGTTGGTCCCGCTTGATCCATCTCCTCGACGGTGTAGATGCCCGACATGGCTGCGGGGAACGCCTTGCGCAAAGCAAGAGCCTCGGCAACCTTGCCCAGCATCAAGTGTGGCATCTTGCGCCACATGAACGCCATAGCCTCCGCAGGGACATACTGATCCCATCGGGCCGTCGCGGCAAACGGGCAGCGAACACCGCCAACCACCTTGTAGACGGTGACCGTTGCCTTCTTCGGCGGGCCATCGGGTTCATCGAAGATGGGATCATCGTTGCCCGCGTAGCAGCCCGTGCGATCAGCAAGGGTGCGGTATCCGTCAATGCCCGTTGCGATGACCATCTGCCGATCGCCTGTCTTGCGGTCGGTGCGTACCTGCGGGTAGATCTGATTCGCAAGCGGGTTGAGTCCGTAGCGATGCGCTGCGCCCATGAAGACATCCATCTCGATGTCGGTGAGCTTGTTCTTGGCCTGAATGAACTTGAGTTCTGATTCGCTGTAGGTGTACATGGGTTTCCTCTTAGAAACTGGGTTGGGGTTTAGTCGGTGCAGAGGCATGGGATGATGTCATCGTCATCTTCTTCACCAAACAGTTCGGGCTGAATGCGTATCTGAACCACCATCTGAGCGAAGGTTGGAATGTCCTTCCTGAACTTCGCGCCGATTTCCTTCTCTCGTTCGATCCACCAATCGGCAAGTGATGGGTCGTGCCTGATAACTCGTTCAAGGATGCTCCTGCCCTTCAAGAAGCAGAGATCACAGTTTCCGAAAGCGCGGTCATTGTTCGGCAACATGAGGTCGAAGTCGGATGACTTCCAAAAGTCGAGTACATCTGCAATGACATGTCCAGCGGAGTGCATTGGGCATACATAGTCGAATCCGTTGCGAGTATCTCCGTTGACGCGATGCACTCGGCGCGGCTCATCAGCGCGTAGTCCGACAGCCATAGTTCCCGATTCAACGCCGATGCTCTTCATGTACTTCGCGATCGCCTTGACCTTGAGTTCCTCTGTGCAGAATCGAGTGATGGGGTTTGGTAGGTAGTGCTTCTTGGTAATCAAGTCTCCGAACGGCTCGCCGTTCTTGGACGCGGTATCAAAGTTCACCAATCGCACCCCTGCTTCGTTCTTGAAGTCACGCTCGACCCATTGGATTGGAACGCTCCAGCGCGTTTCAATTTCCTTTATGAAGTCCAGCGTGGCAGGGTGTTCCTTGCCCGTGTTCGCAAACACCACATGACCTTGCGCAGGTAACGAACCCCCGTATGCGTCAAGGATATTGCGAAGCATGAATGCGCTTGTGCGACCACCGCTAAACGAAACAACGAACGGTGTTTCGATGAGGTAATGGTCAATGTTCGATATCGTCATGCGCGTCCTCTTCTTTCATTTCGACAATTGGTGCAAGAGAGCGGTAAAGCGCATAAACGCACGATCCAAGGATGATCATGGAAATGATTACTTCGGCGATTTCATTGTGCATTTCGTGCTGCCTTTCGATCGCGCAGGTACATCAGCGCGGTCAAGCTCATTCGGATGACCATTGTGCGACTCACGGGGTATCCCATTGATGCCGTGTATTCCTTGGAAAGATCAGTGATGACCTTGTGCATATCCGCTCCTACGGCGACAGCACAGTTGACTCTGGGCTTCTTCTTCATCGGTCTTTCCTCACAGGACGGTGTCGAAGCGAGGACAGAACGATTCTGCTTCGCACAGGGTGCATCCGACAGGATCAGGGTTGCTTGGGAAGATGTCTTGCTTCAGCAATCGAACGCGCTCCATCAACTGACCACGGATCATCTCGATGGAGTTCGAGTGGTACTCGACCTCCCGCCAAGACATCCGAGTTGGCCGGTCGTCACCCTTCACGAACTCGCGCTCCATGCCGCGATCGTCCTCGCACTTAGTCTTCCGACCAAATGGTGCGAGGTGATTCACATGGAGCCACACGCCGATGGACTCTTCGCCGAATCGCTTCCACTCTGATGAAAGCCCGTCACTCAACAGGAACTTCCCTTCGAGGCAGCATCCGTAGTAAGAAGCGAATTGGAGATTGCGAGACAGGTAAGCGTGTGTCGGAGCTTGTTCGCGCAACTTCCAATCGATGAACACGAGCATCCCGTTCCTGTCCCTGATGAGCAGGTCAATGTGGGATGCGAACTCAGGCATCCTCGGAGCAAACTTCCAGCGCACGGGAACCTCACAGCCGAGGAACTGCGATGCCGCGAAGCGTTCCTTGAAGCGTCGGTAGTAGTTCTCCATGAACATACCGATGTCCGAGACGATCTCGTTCATGTTTGTCTCGACGGCATCGGTCGGGGTGCGCCCTTCATCGGTGAGCGTCTTGCGCACCGTCGCGACTGCCTCGTTCACAAGGAGCGTGTAGAGGGCGGGTTCTTCGGATCCGTTATGCAACACCCGCTCGTGTAGGTATCGAAGTGCCTCTCCCATAACGAGTCCACGAAACAACGCAGTCGTGGCCGCTGGACGAAGTTTTCCCTGAAGGCGGAGCTGAACGAACTTCATGCACGAGGCCGTCAGGTCGCTGCTGTGGATCTCTTTGATCTTCACTTCAGCACCCCTTCCATCTCGGCGAGGATTTCGATGTCACCTTCAGGAAGCCAAACAGTCCTCCTTCTCTCTTTGTCGGTAACGGATGAAATGTCCAGGGAGATAGCGTCAGATCCGAGTATCGCTAGGTATCGCTTCTCGCTCTTCGTGATGAGCCAAACAGTCATAATCGCCTTGTCTTTGACCGTCGTCTCAAGTCCGCTCTCAATTGCCTTAAGGGTTTCGCCTGTGATGGCGACAATCGCAAACTTTGGTTTGTCATTCAACATCCTTCACCTCCGCGACCGCGAGTGCGGTTCGCCGTATTTCGTGACGAGCCTCAACACTCGCGTCGATGGCCCTGTCGATCCGTTCCGCAACGAGCATCGACGGAACCGCCGAGCCATTGAGAATGTTTGTGATGTGCTGCCGCGTCACGCCCGACATCCGAGCTACCTCGGAGATGTTGAGTCGGTAGGTCGCGATCGCTGTAATCCACTTGAGCAATGTGGCCTTGTAGTCAACTTCAAACGGCTGTTGCATCGCTGTCCTCCTTCTTCGCTGGGCTTGTTTTTTCGTCGAGTGCCGACAACGCGCCGTACACCCACTTCGGGCAGTCCGCGCTTTCACCATGTCCGTCATGTCCGAAGATCAGCGCGTCACCGACGAGTTGATACGGGAGGCCCGTCTTCGTTATCGCGATCAAGCTCGCGACCATGTTCGTTGGCCGCTTATTGATAAGTCCCGCGTCGTCAATGAAGATGTCCGTGTCGGGAGTGACACGCACGACATCGAAAAACTGACATCCGAGGTACTTGTAAATGTCTTCGATGTCGTCAAGCAACACTGGTCGGCAACACCCGTTGGCTGTGACCAGAATGGCCTTGGTGTTCGGTTTCACAGGTCACCCTCCATGCGCTCGACATTCGTGACAGACACGACCCCTGTCTCTTGGTCGGTGATCAACTTGTCAACATCTTCTTCGCCAAACATCTCGATTGCCTTCTCGACCGCTACCTCAGATGAGTCGGCTTCGATGTACACGACTCCGAAATAGGTGACGGGTCGCATCACTTTGACTCTCCACACGGGTTGGCTGAATATTGGATCTTGCATCGCGTTCTCCTTGTTCATAAAGATGCCCCCCGTCACTCACGCGAGAGTGACGGGGGGCTGTAGACCCCAACATGAATTAGTTGGAGGTGTGATCGGCGGGGCCATGAAACAGCGCGAGATCGTGCGCGTCCTTCACATGGGAGCAGAGCGGCAGCAACTCGCTGTCTCGGTCAGTCACGAAACCGTCGATGCAATTCGGGTTCATGTCGATGAACTCGTTCATGTCACGGGTCGGCGGAATGAAGCGGATCGGCTCCTTGAGGATTTTGCTCTCCAGCCTGTCAAGCAACTCTCGGTCGGAGAGATGGTTGGTCGAGGTGAGGTATGTGTTCAAGAACGCAAGGCCGTTGATGATGTCCCACAGTCGGTCATGCACAACGGATTCATCCGCGTCCGCAGGGGTCTTGGACTTGGGAATGAATCCAAGGGTGCGGAGGATTTTTCCTTGCGTCACAACCTCCGCCTTCTCGCTGTCATGGATGACCATCGCTAGGAGTCGGTCGCATCGTCTCGCTGCCATGATGCGGGTGATGCTTTCCTCTCGGAGGCGGATCTCATCGTCGATCCACGCCTGACCCTTCGGGGTCAACTGTCCGTATTGCTTATCAGTCATGTCGGGTTCCTTTGATTGCCGCCCAACACAGGCGGCATGACTTGCGAAACGGTGCAGCGGGCTACACACCCGCTACACCGCAGGGGGAAAAGATGTCTACATCATAGCCCCCGATTACAACCTGTCAATGGGGTTGCACGGATCTGCGGAGATTTCCACCTGCCATTTGGCAGGTCTTCTCTTCCTCTACTATCACGATCGGTAGTCAACACCCGTCAATCAACAGCCGTCGATGTTCGAGGGCCGCCGTGGGCGCGCGCCCCAGGTTGGCGCGGGGGTCGGCGGCGGGCGGGCGGTCGGGCGCACGAGGCGGAAAAATTGCGCCAGCGCGCGCACGAGGCGCAAGCTGCGGCCAAGCTCGATCGCGCAACCGCGCGGAATTGGACACGGCCACCCCTTGCGAGATGGCCGTGGCGCGTTTGGTTGGTTGTCGGGTATCAGGCGCGGGCGTGAATGCCCATTTTTTTCTTCAACATCGTCGAAAGCGTCACCTTCGGCGCGGGGGTCGGTGGCGGCGCGCTCATCTTCCCGATGGCGTTCGCGAGGGCGAGCCGCACCGCCTGATGCGTCACCCCGCGAGCGCGGGCGATGGCCGTCACGGTGACCCCCCGAACGACCATGCCGACTACCTCGGCTTCGGCTCCCGACAACATGGCCGCACGGATGAGGGCCGCTACCTCGGCGCGCGCATCCGCCTGATCTCGCGCGGGGTCGTGGTCCTCGCGGATCATCCACGGCTCGGCGAGGTTGGCGAGGGCGTGGAGATCCTCGGGCGTGGCCTCGGCTCGGCTCACGCCGTCCGACCATTGCGCACGGGCGCGGCCCCGCCCCCGATTGCTCGGGGGCAGGGCGCGCGCCACTCGGTCACGGGCGGGCGAACCCGCGATCAGTCGTCGCATCTCGGGCCTCCCTTCCCTCTGCGCTCGGGCATGACGAGGCCGATGAGGGCCGTCACGCAAAGCGCGAGGAACGCCGCAGCGGCAGCGCACGAAAGCAAGTCACTCGCTTGACCCATCGTTGGCCTCCCCTTCCTCAAGTCGCCCGCCCAATTCATGGGCGAGGCGCGCCGTTGCGGCGAGGGCGATTGCGGAGCCAACGGCGATCAGGTGGCCATCGGTTCGCACAAGCGTCCCCATGATGGTGCTACCCGCCATGATCTCATTGCGGGTATCGCGCGCCCTGCGCTCCGCAGGATCGCTACCCTCGGCGGTGAGGTTGTTGATGAGGCGGAAGACGGGCGCGAGCCGATCGTCGAGCGTCCCCATACGGCGCGCCGTTTCGGCGAAGCTCTCGCGAACTTCGGGCGGCACTACCCGCTGCGCTTCGGCGAATTGCACCGCGCCAACGATCAGGTGCGCGGTCACGGCGGACAGCGCGTAGCCCGTTGCAACCAACAGCGCGTCGATGTCCGTACTCGCCATCTTCAAGCCGACACGGTCAAGGGATGCCGCGATCGTCTCACGGCGCACGACCACGCCTACTTCACTCATCTGCGCGTGTTCGGCTCCCGTTCCGTCAGGCAACAGGATCGAAGCCCACATCCCGTCAGGTACATCGCGCGGGATCAGGTCGAGGATCCCCGCGATACCGTGGATCGGCGCGGGCGCGGCGGGAAATTTTTTCGATCCAGAGGGCGCGGGTTGGGGTTGGTCGCCGTGATCGGCGGGGTTGAACTCGAACGGGTCGGGGGTGTTTGGGTTGGGTTCCATCGGTGTAGTCGATCCTCGGGGCGTTGCCCCACCTATCACGAACGGGCGCACGGCGGCACGATGCCAACGGTCGCCGCTTAGGCGCGCCCGCCTCGGGTGAGGGCGGGCGCGCGCTAGCGGGGACCGTCAGCGGCGCGCGGCGGCTACGGCGCGGATCATCACGCCCGTGAGCGCGGTCATGTCGGCGCGGCAGTCGGCTACGCGCTGCGCTCCCCAATCAAGGCGCGCGCGTTCGAGGCCGATTGAATCGTCGCCGATGTAGGCGAGGACGAACGACACGCCCGATCGGCGCATCCATGCGAGGGCTTCGGCGGCCACGGCGCGATGCTCGGCCTCGTCGCCGTTCGGGGAGCCGTCACACACAAGCACAAACACGGTCGCCACGGCGGGCATCTGCACCAACCGACAGAACTCGGCGACCGCCCACGCATCGGAGTTACCCCCGTAGGTTGGTCCGCTCAGAACGCCGCGCGTGGTTCGGTGCGCGACCAACTCGGGTCCCTTACCGTTGTCGCCGTGGTGGCCGACGATCGACGCGAGGCCGCATCGGCGCGCGGCGGCGGCGATGCCCACGGCGATCGATCGGGCGACCCTTCGGCGCGAGCCGATGTACGCGCCGTCCTTGACTACGCCCGCCCCCATCGATCCCGATGAGTCGATGAGCGTGACGATGCCGCACTCGGGGCGGCGGTCGCCGTGAGCGGGGCGACCGAACACGCGGGCATCGGGGAGCGATGCGGCGGCAAGGCGCGAAGTGTTCAAGTGGGAGCCGCTGCGGCGGCCCCATTCGACGGCCGTGCCGCCGACACGGCGGAGGGCGGCGGTAGCGGCGGCCTCGGCGTTGAGGGCGAGGGACGCGAGCCGCGCGTCAGCGAAGTCGGAGGCGTTGTGTGTGATGTTGGTTGTCGCTTTGAGCATGGTGGTATTCCTTGGGTGTTGGTGTTGGTGTTGGTCAGTCGGCGAGGATCACGCCGTTAGGCGCGCGGTTGCGTTGACGGCTCGCGGTGGTATCTACGCCGCCTTCGGATCGACTCGCGACCTCGGCGGCGGCGGCGGCCCCGTTCGATACGGCGGCGGCCTCGGCGGATTCGCTCGCGGCTTGGTCGGCCTTGCTTCGACCCTTCGGCGCGGCCTTCAATTGCTTCGCTCGGGCGCGGCGTTCTTTGCCCTCCGCTCCCGTCTCCGATGCAAACGCATCCGCATCGGGTGAGGATCCGTCCTCGCGATCGGTGCGCGCTGCGCTCTCGGCTTCGGAGCGCGCGTTGTCGGCGTCCTCATCGGCGCGGCTCATTGTCTCATTGTTCGGCTCGCCGCTCGGCTCGCGCTCTATGTTCGCTCTGTCGGACGGCGATGCGAAGCGCGCCCACGCCTCGGACCCGTCATCGGTGGCGGCCACCTCGGCATAGAGCGCGAGTGCTTCGCCGCATTCATCGGATCCGAATGCGGTAAATTTTTTCCATCCAGCCCCCGCCGCTCTTGCTGCGGCAGCGACTCGGCGCGCACGGTCGAGCGGTGGCAGGGTCGCATCGGCGGCCTCGGCTTCATACTGCGCAGCGAGGACGCGAAGCGCGCCGTCATGTAGCGACCGTTGCGGGCGAGTCACGAACCCCGCGCGTACTTCGACATTGCGGCGATCGATCGCGAACAATGCGCGCACCTTGCCTTCGGTTGCGCGATCGATGCGCGACATGGTGAAGCCGAATCCGTGCATTGAAATCGTTCCAAGCAAAGTCGCGCGGCGGTTGCCGTGGCAGAGGCAGAGGCCCGCGAGCAAGTCATATGCTCGGTCAAGATACGGTTGCGGCGATGCCCCTTCGGCATCGGCCACGGCCACGGCGACGATGACGAGGCGCGAGGGAAGGGACGGCGCGTAGCCGTGCGCGGCTGTCCCGCGAGGGTGTGTGCCGATGGTCACGCTGCCCGCGTGGTCGAGGTCGCAAGGGAAGCCCACGCGAGCGACGAACGCGGCGGCGGCGGTGACTGATCCGCGAGCATCAGTCGGCCATGAGTGAGGGCGGAAGGCCGAACCCGCGAGGCGGCGGACGGCGGTGGCGATGCCACCCGCAGCGGGGGAAAGCGCGATGGTATCGGCGGGTGAAAGTGTGACGGTGTGTGCCATTGTGTGGGTCTCGGTTGGGGGGTCAGATGAAGGAAGGGAAAGTGCGCGCCACGAATGCGGAGAGGGCGGCGCGCGGCGACGATGCCGCGCCCATCGTCTCGGCGGATTGTGAGTCAATCAGCCCCTGAATGGCGAGGGCTTCGGCGTGACCCTTCAAGGCGAACGCCACCGCCATATCCGCGCAGACCAATGCTTGCCGCGTTGAAATCTCATCACCTCCGCTTGCAACGAATGCGGCGGTACGGGTATGGGCGGCGATGCGCGCGATGGCGTTCGCCGTGGTCACGGGGAGCGCGGTGTATCGCTTGCGGAGTAGTGCGGCCTCGTCTTCGGGTGCGAGGTAGTCGGTCGGAATCGTCGTGAAGCGGTTGGAAAATGCGCGATCGATCGCGCCCGTCCCGCTGTAGCTCAGACCGATGTTTGCCGTGGCGAAGATCGCGACCCCATCGGCGAGGCGCACGGCCTCGGCGCGCTGCGGGAAGTGGGCCACGCGCGTCCCGTCCAAAATTCCGAACAAGCCGTTTAGCGCGGTGGTCGCCGCGCGGTTCACTTCGTCGAGGAGGATGATTGCGCCCTCGGTTTCGAGGGCCGCCACAAGGGTCGAATCCTGCCAACCGACTCGGCCGCCCGTCATGGTCTGCGAGCCGAACCAATCGGAACTCTCGCGCACGGGGCCGCAATCGACCTTCACGAACGCTCTTCCTAGCGCGTTGGCCGTGAGCATCACGGCTTCCGTCTTGCCTGTACCGCTCGGCCCCGTCAAGAGGACGGGACGGCCCACCTCGGCATGGACGCGGAGCCTTGTGAGGAAGGCGGGCGGCGCGGTGAAGTGTGTCGGCGCGGTGGGTACGGATCCAACCCACGGCGCGCGCACGATCGGCGCGGGGCCATCGGCGGATGGAACCGATGCGCCGAAGGGGGACGCGGCGGCGGCGGCGGCGGCGGTGATCAGGCGGCCACGCTCGGCGCGCGCTGCCACGGCGGCGGCGGCGAGCGGCGGGGCCACGGAAATCATGGCGGCGATTGAAGGGGACGCGAGCAATGCGTCGAGGGCGTTGGCGGGGGCGGGCGGGGTCGTGTTCACGGTTGACATTGAAGAGCCTTTGGTGAGAGCTTGAAGCCGCAGAATTGCGGCATTGAAGTGTATCACGGTTGTCGGCTTGTAGCGGATCGACTCCGCACAATTCATAGGATCGGTGCGGGCGGCTCAGAATGGCACGGGTACATCCGTCGAAGGCGCGCCGTTTGCTTCGCGGGCGCGGCGCGCGGCGGCCATCGAAGCACGGCGAGGCCATCGAAGTGCCACCCTCGGATCCCCACTTTCACGGTGCTTCGGGTGGGCTTCGGCGGCCCGCGCCCTGCGCCCTGGTGACGCGCCCTGCGCCCTGGTGAAAGGTGCAAAGGGCGGCGGTGCGCGCTGGAAAAATCGAGCCAGCCGCCGCAGGTCGCGCCCCTCGCGTGCGGCCCGCGATCGCGCCCGCCCGCCCACGCGCGCGCGCGCCCGCGCCTGAACCCGGACCTGGGGGGTCAACAAACCATTAATCTAACCCCCTCCCGAGACTGCATTCCGACTTGTGGTAAACTCCCGACATGCGCGGTTCAACTCAAATCAAAGTACAGATCCGGAAGTGGGCTGAAGAGAGTGGCCTTTGGAAGCAGTTCGTGGATGTGCGCGAACGCTTGAAGAAGGACGGGATGCCGCCTGCTGATGCTTGGTTGGAGGCGGCGAGGGAGTTGGACTCTGAGATGTGGGGGAATGTGGGCGGTCAGTCTTCGACTCGTCTTGACCTGCCACATGGCAGGTCGGCGCCGTTGGCGGGCGAACCCGATCAGGATCAAGAGGGGGTGCAGGGGGAGAGTGCGCCTGTTGTGAGTAAGCCGGCGCAAGCGGGTGAGGCTGCTACGAAGGCTGTGTTCGCTGGGAAGAAGGTTGCGACGGTCAAGGTGGTTGAATGGGTCGCGAGCAACATGCAGGTGGAGGATGTGTTGCCTTCTGACGCTCCGAGTAGTGAGGCGTGGGGCATGCTGGTGTGGGCACGGCGCAGCCCGGTCAACGAGAGTCAGTTCTGGGGTTCGATTTACGCTAAACTTCTGCCGTCGCGTAGTGCAATTGAGGCAGAGCAACGCTATTCTGATGATGGAATCCGCATGGAAGAGACGGCAACTCGCCTTCTCAAGATGCGAGATGACACCGAATCACAGAGAGAGGCCCTTTGATGCCCAAAGTTGGAAAGAAATCGTTTCCGTACACTCCCGCAGGCAAGAAGGCGGCAAAGAAGTACGCCGCAAAGATCGCCAAGCCTGTGAAGAAACCGTATCAGAGCGGCATGTGACCGGAGGGCCAATTGAGCGGTAAGTGGCTCCACCTAGTTCCAAAGGGGTACGAGGAGAACTTGCGTTGGCGCAAGTCTGTCTATGTGGCCGCTCGTGGTTCTGAGGCTGACCGCCGCGCTCTGCGCAAGATGTGTTCCGAGGACCTTCTGTTCTATGTGAATGCATTCTGCTGGACATACGATCCTCGACTTGACAGTCCCACGGTCCCGTTCATCACCTACCCGTTCCAAGACGAGACATTCTTGGACTTGAACGAAGCGATTGGCAAGAAGGACATCTGCATCAAGAAGAGCCGTGACATGGGTGCAAGCTGGATGCTCTGCACCTTGTTCGAGTGGCGCTGGCATTTCCGGGACGGTCAGTCTTTCCTGTTGGTCAGCCGCAACGAGGAGTATGTTGACAAGCCCGGTAACTCGAAGTGCCTGTTCTGGAAGATTGACTACATCCTCAAGAACCAACCGGGATGGCTCCTTCCCAAGTACACCCGTACCCATTTGAGGCTTACCAACGAAGAGAACGGTTCTTCGATCGATGGGGAAAGCACGACCGGCGATGTTGCTCGTGGTGACCGGCGCACAGCCATCGGCATGGACGAGTTTGCGGCTTTCGATGTTGATGCTGGGTACAAGGCCCTGTCATCCACCCGAGACGCGACACGCTCCCGCATCTTCAATTCCACTCCTGATGGAGTTGGCAACGCTTTCTACGATGTCGCCCACAATCAGCAGATGAAGCAGGTTGCCCTGCATTGGACGAAGCACCCCGTCAAGGCCGAAGGCTTGTATGTGGGTGAGGATGGCAAGCCTCACAGTCCTTGGTACGACGATGAGTGCAAGCGATGTATCCACCCACAAGAGATTGCACAGGAACTCGACATTGACTTCGAGGGGTCGGACTACCAGTTCTTTGATCCCAAAGAGATCACACGACTTGTGGTGCAGTATTGCAAGCAGCCACTATTTGTTGGCGACATTGACTTCGACCACACTTCCTTGATCCCTCGCCGATTTGAAGCGTCCCCAAGAGGCAATCTGCGCCTTTGGTGTGGAATTGATGCGGCTGGCAATGTCTCTTCGGACCGTGGGTATGTCATGGGTGTGGACATTGCAACGGGCACAGGGAGCAGCAACTCGGTCATTTCGGTCGCAGACAGAAAGACCGGCGAGAAGATTGCTGAGTTGGTTACTCCACACATGAGACCGGACGAACTCGGCAGGTACGCGGTGGCCCTTGCTAGGTGGCTTCGAGACGACACGGGTAACGGGGCCTACATCATCTGGGAGGCTCCTGGCCCTGGTAGAAACTTTGGTGATGTGGTCATCGAAGCCGGATACCGGAATGTTTACTACCGCACGAGGGAAGAGTCCCTCGCAAAGAACCAGACTCAGATTCCCGGATGGTGGCCGGTAAAGGACGCCAAACGAGCCGTGTTCGGCGACTACAGGCGAGCTCTCATCGACGGTCGGTTCATCAACCGATCGAGTGACGCGATGAACGAATTGCGCGAAATCATCTACACGGCCAACGGATCGATTGAGCACTCGAAATCGGTAAGGACGATTGACCCGAGCGGAGCGCGCGATAATCACGGCGACAGACCTACCGCCGATGCCCTGTGCTGCTATGCTCTTGCAAGAAGAACACCTGCGCCCACGGAGGTCGTGGACCGCATCCCTGAAGGCAGCATTCTCGCCCGCCGCACCGCAGCGTCGGATCGAAGGCGAAGAATGGAAGCATGGTAATGAAGCTTGACCGTGTATCTCGCCTCGTAACTGCCTTTGACCACTCGCGCAGGAAGTTGCAGACTTTCCGTGAGCGGCGTCTTGGCATGATCCGTCAATTCGTTGGTGGAGCATGGTCCGATGGTGGTGCTCCTGATCGCGTGCCGGTCAACTTTCTTGAGATGGCGTTGAACATCTACCGCAGGCAGGTGGCAGCTCGTGCTCCCCGCGTGATGGTCCGCTCCAAGGACGGTGATAACATTTCGTTTGCAGATGATCTTGAGATTGCGCTCAACATTGCAATCGAAGACATGAAGTTCGACGAGACGATGCGCCGGTGGGTACTTGAGGCGATGTTTGGTATGGGCGTCCTCAAGGTCGGCCTTGCTCCAAGCGACCAGCGCGAGATCATGGGTTTCACTCACGATCCAGGACAACCGTTTGCCGATGTCGTTGACTTCGAGGACTTCGTCTTCGACATCACCGCCAAGCGATGGGACCAAGTGCAGTTCTGTGGCAACCGCTACGCACTTCCACTTGAGGCCGTGCAAGACCTCAAGATGTTCCCAAAGAAGGATCTGTCGAAGTACGAGCGTCGTACAACCAACGAGCAGGGCGACCAGAAGATCTCGAACATGGTCGATGACGGTGGTTCGTACGGAGAAGAGTCGTACATGGACCTCGTTGAGTTGTGGGACATCTGGCTCCCATACGAGGGTGTGGTCGCGACTTTCCAAACCGATCCGAATGGTGGCCTCGAAGATCGAGAGCCTCTTCGTGTTGTTGAGTGGGATGGCCCCGAAGGTGGCCCATATCACCTGCTTTCGTTTGGCGATGTTCCAGGTCAGATCATGCCGCTCCCTCCAGCGGCTCTGATGATCGACTTGCATGAACTCGGCAACCGAGTGTTCCGCAAGCTTGCTCGTCAAGCAGATCGACAGAAGACCGTCACGCTTGTTGCCTCTGCGAATCAAGACGATGGTCGTCGAATCACAAACGCAAACGATGGAGACGCCGTTGCGGTTGATCGTCCTGAAGCAACGAAGGATGTTCGATACGGCGGCGTTGATCAGGCAGGTCTTGCGTTCTTCCAGCAGTTGCGCCAGTTGACTTCGTACTTCGGTGGCAACCTTGAAACCCTTGGTGGTCTCAACAATGCGACGAACACGGCATCACAAGAGCAGTTGGTTAAAAGCCAGGCCACGATGCGCATTGCTGACATGCAGGAGCGTGCCACGGCTGCATCGACTGATGTGATCAAGGCAATTGCGTTCTACATGTGGAACGATCCAATTCGCGCATACAGGATCCCAAAGAAGATTCCAAACTCGGACATGACAATCATGGCCGAGATGAAGCCAGAGAAGCGCAACGGAGAGTTCCCTGACTACGCGATTGAGATCGTTCCGTTCTCAATGCAGTCTCGCACTCCATCCGAGCGACTTCAAAGCGCAATGCAGGTCATGCAGACATACATCGTTCCGATGTCCGCTCTCCTTCAGCAGCGTGGACTTGTTCCCAACATCGAGGCGTTCCTCAAGATGTCTGCCGAACTCAGCGGCACTCCAGAAATCATGGACCTTGTGATGAAGGTTCCTCCACAGGAACTCATGCAAGGTCCTCCGGCTCCCGGTGGTGGTGCAGGTGGTGCTGGTCCTGCGAACACGACGCGCAACTATGTGCGCTCCGACCGAGGTGGAGACAGTATTTCCAAGGGCGATCAGGTTGTCGCTCAGATGATGCAGCAGGCAAATCAGGGAGCAGGCTGATGCCGTTCTACCACTACATCGACAGGAAGACAGGCGAGAAGTTTGAGTTGATGATGACGATCGCAGAGATGATGCGTCGTCAGAAGAAGAATGGAACGCTCGCTCACGAAGGTCGGACCCTGCATAGGGACATCACCTCAGAGCACGGTGGATTCTCAAACACTCCTAGTAACTGGCCCATGCTGAGTGACGGTGCAGGAGTGCATCCCTCGCAGATCGGTGCTGCGTTCAAGGAAAGCGTTGGATTCGGAATCCCCACGCAGTTCCATCCTGAAACTGGACAGGCAATCTTTGAGTCAAGATCTCACAGAAGTGCTTTCCTGAAGGCAAAGGGAATGTATGATCGAAGCGGGGGTTATGGAGATTGACCATGATTGATAACAAGAACACTCCCGTTGACGACCCGTTTGACATCCGTGACACCTCGATGGAAATCGATGATGCCGTGAATAGCGGTCAGAGTGCAGAAGCACTTGAGACCTTTGCGGATCCGGATGCATCAAACTGGCAATCCGAACTTGTGAGGCAGGCGCGCGAGCGCGGACTGTCCGCAGATGTAATCAACAAACTGGAAGGCATGGATGCCGTGAACGACTTGCTGTCGATCATCGCATCAACCGTCCAGAAAACCACTCAGCCGACAGTTGCAGAGGTTGAATACAAACCGAAGCAGGCTGCGGATGAGTTCCTTCTCGACATCGATGAATCGACTGCATTCGATCCGGATGCAGCACGCGCATTGAAGGCGATGAACTCGTTCTACTCCAATCGAATCCGCGAACTCGAATCGAGAATCGCCGATCGAAAGGACGCCGATTCACTTGGCGGAACGCGTTCTTGGGTCAAGACGCTTGGCGCTGAATGGCGCACGGTGTTTGGGACCGACGAAAAGCCGAACACCGAGAACATCAAGATGCTTGAGGAATCCGTGCAGACCATTCGTGCGGGTTTCGCGGCGCGCCACAAGCGCCTTCCTGTTGATCAGGAAGTCTTGAAGATGGCTCTGAACGCGTCGTTCGGAGACCGTCAAAGTGAAATCGCACGCAACCAATTCACCGACAAGGTTGCCAAGCGTGCAAGTCAGATCGTTTCTCGTCCCGGAACTCGCACCGCATCCTCTGGCAACCCGCGAATGCGCGCTGCCCAGGGTGTGGCTGACTGGTTCCGAGCGAAGGGTCTCGATCCGTACGGCGCAGCGCAGGACACCTTCGAGTAACAAGAAACGGAGTAAATCATGCCTATTCTTCAGGCAGATGACATTGCAGATCTGATCACGACGACCCAGCGCAATCTGGGCGAGATGAAGTGGACCGACCTGTCCTACAGCCTTCAGGAGCACATTGCTCTCCCGCAGCTCCTGAACAAGAACAAGGTCTCTTTCAACAGCGGCACCGGCATCCAGTGGAACTTGATGATCGGCACTACTGGCTCCACCAAGGAGACCGGTCTCTACGCAACCGACAGCGTCAATGTGTCTGATGTGATGATCACGGCCAATATCCCGTGGCGCCATATCAACACCTCGTACGCTATTGAGCGCCGAGAAATTGCCATCAATCGCTCGCCATCGCAGATCGTGGACCTTGTCCGCATCCGCCGTCACGATGCAATGGTGGACATGGCCGGCTTCATGGAGACGCGCTTCTGGCGTCGTCCTAGCGGTTCGACCGACACCCTCTCGATCTACGGTGTTCCGTATTGGATCACCTGGACCGACAACTCTTCCACCAACGCCAACGGTGGCTTCGATGGAGGCAATCCGACCGGTTTTGCGTCGGGCGCTGGTAATGTCGATTCCACCGCGTACAACCGTTGGACCAACTGGTGCGGAAAGTACACCGCAGTCACCAAGGATGATCTGGTTGCGAAGTGGCGCAAGGCATCGACCTTCACCAACTTCAAGGCGCCCGTCGCGCAGCCGGATTACCAGAACGGCAATTCGTACGGGTACTACACCAATTACAATGTCATCGGTCAGCTTGAGCGCGTCCTCGAAACCCAGAACGATAATCTGGGCAACGATGTTGCGTCCAAGGATGGTCGCGTGACCTTCCGTCAGGTTCCTGTGACCTGGTGTCCACACCTTGAAGGCCGTGCCGGTGATCCGATCTACGGCATCAATTGGGGTTCTTACCGTCCCGTCTTCCTTTCTGGCGAGTACATGCGCGAGGAAGGTCCGACCAAGGCAAGCAACCAACACACCGTTTTCGTCACTCACATCGACACCACAATGAACCTCCAGTGCACCAACCGACGCGTGAACTTTGTTCTCGCTACGGCGTCTCCGGATGTCTCTGCCTGATCCTCGAAAGGAGATTGCACAATGGGACAAATTCTCACTAAGTACAACCAGGGTTCTCTCGGATGGGCTGAACTTGCGGACGCACAGTTCGATCCGCAGAACTCATTCAGCTACTTTGTTGACTTCATTCAGTACGACGCCGCGAACGATTACTTTATCGCGACAAACAGCGTTGGAACGGGAGCCGCCGCCTTTACTCAGAACAGCGCGCACGGTGGCACGCTCACTCTTTCAACTGCTGCAAGTTCAACAGCAAACGATCAGGCAATCATTGCTAGTCCTATCGATCTGTTTGAGTTGACCGGCGGTCGTCGTGCGTACATTGAAGTTCGATTCAAGAGCGCATCCTCGTTTGTAGCAACCGGAAACTGGGTCCTCGGCCTTACGGCTGCGGCTCCCGCAACGACCGTGTTCTCAGCCGCCGCAGTTTCTGTTCCTATCAACAGCATCATGGTTGGTCGAGATCAGGGAACTGATTCGCTCACCGGCGCAAGTGCAACGGCTGGACGAAACATCCAGTTGTTCACTCGCGACGGCACGAACTCGATGGTTGAGACCGTATGCCCCCTGAGCGAAACCATCAGCATCACGGCATTTCAGCGTGTTGGTTTCCTCTGCAACGGAAATACCGTTCAGGCGTTCTACAACGGCAAGAAGGTCGGCAACCCCGTCACTCTTGCTGCTGCAACGACTGCGGCTATGGGCATCTACATGGCCGTGCAGACGACAAACACGGCGGCGGTTGCCGCAGAAGTTGACTACATCGCTGCTGCGTTCACTCGCTGACAACAGCATCGGCTGATCAATCAAATGAAAGGGCCTGCCACATGGCAGGCCCTTTCTATTTACTCTCGGTTGGACATGATTGCGGCTGCATGGATTGACCAGGAAATGGCCTCTGTGATTGTCTTGAGGCCCTCCTGATCCATGATGCCGATCAGGATGTCGTAGTCTGATTGCCTGATCCTGATGCTCTGCGTCGGTTCTTTGCGGGTGCTCATTCTTCGGAGTCTACATCCATGCCGTACTTCTCGACAAGGCGGCGGGCAAGATCGTCATTGACCGATTCCATGCGCCTCTGACGGGTGTCAAGAGTCCTGTCGTCAATCTTGCGCTTGATACGCCGACCGATGCTTGGATCTTTCATCAGCGCCTTCATGGTGAATGGAAGCGGCATATCAGGGAACATGCCGTTCCAATGGCGGATCCGTTGCTGCATCTCCACGATCATCCCTGAAGCTGCAAGCGTTGCAATCTCGTCCTTGTATGCGTCCATCGCCTCTTTCATAACGACGATCTTGTTGTACTCAAGGCTCTCAAGGCTTTCGCGAATCGTGCGGAAGCCCATGATTCCCCTGACCTGTTCAGCCGTAGTCTTCCTGAACTTCAGGCGTCCCTGTACATCGTATTGCTCGGTTTCACCGGCAATGATGTCGATGGCATTTCCAAGTTGCTGTGCGGCAGGAGATGACGCGTAGGCCGCATTGGTGAACTCGCGGAACCCGCTTTGGTAGACGGCATCCTTGTTGTCCAATGATGTGTAGATGTCTCCCATTGCGGACAATGTTGGTCCAGCAACAAACGATCCAAGCTGCTCATAAGTGGTTCTTCCGTACGGCTTGGGAAACAGGACGATCGAACCAGAGATATCAATTCCTGCCGCAGCCGGAAGGCCCATGACAACGACATTGGCCCAGTTCTCGCCCAACTGCTCGCGAAGTCCCTGATAAATGTCGTAGCCCGTTGCCTTGTCTTCTTCATCGGTCAGAAGACGAGCAAGTGCATCAAACAAGAAGTAGACGGGAAGACCCTTTACACCACCCTGCACAATGAATGTCGCAAGCCAACGGGTAAACATTGCGCTTCGTGTCCGCATGGGAAGTCGTTCTCCAGTTACTGGATGACGAGCCATGAGAATGCCGTCGTAAGCAAGGCCAACCGACGAAAGCATAAATCGCTTGTACTGGAGGAGAGTTGCCCTTGTCGGTCCACGGAAGACAACCGGGTTGTTTGCCTTGGTAAAGGCAAACTGGGTCTGGGCAACGCGAAGCAGCGCGTGTCGCGCGGCTTCGTTGTCAGCCATACCGAGTTCTTCCTTGGCGTACAGGTAGAACGCAACAAAGGTGAAGTTCTGATTCCGAGATTCTGCTTCGCCGATTGGCGACTTCTGCATGATCTTCTTGATTGGCTCATACACGCGAGTGAGCCAGCCAGTACCGCTTGTCATGCGGAACTCTCGACCTTCATACCACTGGCCGTTAGGGCGCAGATAGCCAAAGCGTGAAAGAATTTCCTTGCCTTCGCGGGTGTTGTACCGCTTCATATACGAGAGGAATCGAACTCCTCCGATGATTGGGAAGACCGTCTGGAATGGCTGCATTGAGTTGACGACTTGTTGGCGAACCGTCCAGAGTTGGCGAACCACATTTGCCGTGCGAACCATTGACATCCATCGCCGAGTTGGCATAGGACCAACCATCGTCCTTATGCCTGGAATTGCTGCAACAAGGCCATCAAGAGCTTGCTCAAACTGACTCTGACGGAACTGCGTCGTGTAGTCAAGCGTGTCCTGGAAGTGCGCTGCCCATCCAATGTAGCCCTGACGGCGAAGATCCTCGATGGTTGATGCAACATTGCGGCGGAGGCGGTTGAAGTACAGCCACTTGTAATAGCCAGCGGTCTGAGACTCCCATGCACGCATGAAGTCCATATCGAAGCCTTCCTTGCCTGTTCGCTCAAGGAGTGGCGCGTAGAACCTCTGCTTTCCTTCTGCTCGCCCAATGCGTCCGCGAAGCATGTCGCTGACGGCTGCACTTTCAATGCCCGCAGCTTGCTTGATGTGACGACGAAGAGCGTCGTACTGCTTTCCGCTGACTCGAACGATGTCAGGCGGAATGTAGGTCTGAATGTTGATCTCAATGCGACCAATGTCTTCCTTGTTGACTCCGGCTGGAGGATTCTTTCGGAAGGCAAGAAGGCGACGAGTCATCTCCGCTTCGGTGTTGGTCGTTGCGGTTCCACCATCCATTGCAATTGACCTGCGGGCTGCTCGCATGGCTTGCGAGTTGGTGGTTCCCTCAACTGCCTTTGCCTCTGCGTATGCGCTCTTTGAGTACCAGAAGCCCTCGTAGGAGCCGAAGAACGCATGGAAGATGTGGGAGAACTGCCTTCCCCAATCGTCTGGAACCATCACCTTGACAATGGCATCGCGCGCCTCTTCCGGAGTCATCATGTCTCCGGTGTCCGTATCCATGACGAACATCTGGTAGTCACGACGACCGGGTCCGTACTGGACGCGCTCTACTGCCCAGTTTGCACCGTTCTCTTCGGCAACGCGCACCAGACGCTGAAGGCCCATGTAGCGCACGATTTCGGTGGCGGATTCCCGCTTGGCCTTGATGATGCCCTGTCGTTGGTCTTCGTCAATTCGCTTGAACTCGCGAAGGATGTCAATGACATCGTCTGAAAGACGGGAGCCTTCTTCATCAACCCATTGCGCATCTGAGTTCGGCTTGTTTGGATCGTAGTACCGATCCATGAGCATGTAGAACTTGCGCCCCTTCTCCTTTCGGTACGCGGATGGCAACTTTGAGTACAGGTCCTGTCCCTGCGTCACAATGCCCTGTGTGACACGCGCTCGTTCAAGGTCCTGCCCAACTAGTTCTTCTGCGACAAAGCGGATCTGCCGGTTAGAAGATGACCATGCCGATCCGATGAGTGGGAGAAACCACCTACGGAACATGCCAAGGTCACCGGGTTGCTTCCGGCTCACGACCGCTACTTCGTTGCTTGTTCCAAAGAAATTGCGCAGAGCTGAAAGAGCTCCCCCGCGAGGTGCAGGAGTCTCCAATGCGGCAGGAAGAGCAAGATCAGTATCTTCGTCTGAATCGACCATTTCCATCGACGGAACTGGCGAACTCCGAATTGCCAATTCAGGTCCGGTGTATGGCTCCTCCTGCTGTTCTTCTTCGGTCAGTTGTCCGTCATCAGGGAATGTGTTTTCTACAGCTCGTCGATGTTCTCTGCCGACTTCCTCTGGGACAACTCGTCCTTCGATGGCGTCTGTTCCTTCAGGGTATCCATCGGCAGGTTCGTCGCCCACACGCTCTGGGTCTCCAAGTCCAGACTCGATCCCAACTGCTTCAGCAACGATTGCCTGAATGGATCGCGATTGGACCGGTTCCCCTTTCCTGAAATCAGAGAACGCAGCCATTCCTCGTTTGTCATCTGGAACTCCTTCAAGTCCGTAGGTAATTGACTCGACGGCCATAGCGCGCGCAGAGTCGTTGATGATGCCAGTGGCATGCCACTGGGAAAGGTAGTCAATGAGCGCATCCGTGCGAAGCGCCATGATTGAAGACTGTGACGCTGTGGTTCCATCAGATGAGCGCATTGCGTTGGCGCGCATTGCCGGATCGATTTCTCCGGCGTAATGGATGCGAAGCCCAATGGCAGGATTTGAGATCTTCACTCCATTGCGATCAACGCGCGGATCCGTGAGCACTTCAATGTGCCATCCCGGATTCGACTGCTCGATTTGCGCAATGAGTCCGGTCGCTTCTGCGATTGACCTTGCCGTCTTGAAGTTGACCGTGAAAGCAGGTCGAGAGTTGGGTGTCCGCTCGATCCCATACGGAAGGGTCTGCGTCACGGTCACTCGGCTTGTGGAACCAGCATTCCTGATTGCCTTTGCAATGCGTTCGGCAAAGGCATTGCTGTCAAACTTCAGGTAACGAACCGTGATGCCAATGCCAATGCGTCGGCCAACGCCACGCTGGTCTTCGTTGTACTGAATAGAGATGACAGCATTGTCATTCTTCAGTTCGTCGATGAGCGGCTTCAGGACATCCGACTCAGGATCAATGTCCGTGGTGTTAATCTCGGTCTCGATCAGGGTGAGCGGATCGCGATCAAACGAACGCTCAAACGATCCAGCTTGACCTGCTGCCGAGGTCCAGCCATTCTCGTCCCAGAGATCCTTCTCCGCAAACCACATGAGAGCCTGTAGGTTCATCGGCTCCATGTTGAGTTGGCGAGCAGCGTCGTTCATAATCTCCTGCGCAAATGCATATTCGCCAGTGATCTGATCGATGTTGCCCTGCTGGACTTGTCCCTGTACCGCAGTCTCGGCGTATGCAGGAATTCTTGCCATGCCATATGCGGACCTGATTGCACGCGCAGCCCATAGGTCGATGGTTGCGTTTGTGCCGAGTCCTGACAGATTGCTGAAGAAGGTGTGCACCTTTGGGCTTGAGATCTCTTGCGCCCAAATTCCAGCCATGACATTGAGGGCAGGCCGAGAGTTCATGCCGAACTTTCGGTTCATAGCAATGCTTGCTCCATCTACAAGATTGCCCTTGCTGTCAAAGGAAGCCGGGTTTGCAACTTGAACCGATGCAATCCATTCCTTGCGCGCCTTGTTGTATGCCCGCTTTGAACCCTTGAAATCTTCCTTTGGGGGTCCATAGAAATTTGCAAGGTGATCGATGGTTTGGAACATCCTCTGCTTGGGATAAACAAGTTGTCCGTCCTTGTTCTCGTATGGATCGGATGGGAAAGGCTTCCCCTGTGTCAGGATGATGTCGCGGAATGGAGTTGGGCCGGTGTAAAGGGAAAGATCAGCGCGCTTCTTAGCAAGGAGAGCACGGGTCGCGTCCTTATTTGCGGGGTACTTTCGTCCGGTCTTTCTTGAAAGTGCTGCAAGTTCGTTATCGCGAACCTTGATCATCGCGTTGATGTTCTTGAGCGCATCAAGCCGAGTCTTGTCGGTCACCCAATCGACATACGCAGACAGGAGGGCGTCGTACTTGCCCGCTGTAAAGTTGCGCATTGCATCGACAGCGTTCCTGTAGTTGGTATCCGCTGGAGTCTGTGGGCTGAGTGCGGCAAGCAACTCAGAGAACATGATCTGGTGGTTTCCAAACGCCACATGAAGGCGATTAAAGATCTCGTTGTACCACCTGTTCTCTCGAATGATCTTTTGAGCGCGCTCGTCGCCGTTCTTGGCGCGTTCGTTGAGATCATTGAAGCGGTCAACAATGTTCTTAACCGCGACAGATTTGTTCTTGGAACGCTTCTCCGCGTTCTCAGCAACAGCTTTCTTGCGTTCATCCTTTGAAAGTCCAACCAGAGACTTTTGCTCTCCAACCAACTGCCAGCCAATCTTGCCGGTGTCGAACGCAATCTCTCCATCAGAGATGCTGATTGATTTGACAGGTGGAATGATCCATCCCGGATCGCCAGCGCGCCGCTTGGCATTGTCGTCAATCTGCTGACCAAACTGGTCGTTTGCAACAATGCGAATCAAGAACTCCATTGTGGACTTGACTTTGCCAGTCGCCTTGGAGGACGAGATTACAGATGCAATTGCATCCTCCATGTCGGTTGGCAACTTGCGCGAAAACTTCATTGCATCGTCAAGGTCATTTCCCTTGATCTTGCGTGCGCTTGCAATTGCAGCCTTGAGGAAGTTCTTCCCCTTGCCGCTCATCTTCTCGTATGCGGGATCTTCAGAAATGGATGCAACATCAATGGCAAGTGCGTTTGCCTTCTCTTCGTCTGGCGCAAATCGATCAAGATTGGCTTCGTAGTACGCCTTGGCGGTCGTCTTGCGAGCATTGACCGTCTTGTCTTTGAGCATCGAGTTTTCAATCGTTCGCTTTGAGATCACCCATGCGTTCGAGATAGAGATGCCAACAAGCTCGAGAACCTTTCCTGCCATCGACTTGGACGGAATTTGGCGAGGCAACTGCATGACGGTGACCGTGTCAGAAGGTCCGTCAATTATCTCTGCCCTGTCATCAATGTCG